AAATTTAATAAAGAATAAAAAAATTAAAGAAAATATATCTAATAACATAACAACTCCCAAAAAAAAAATAAAAAAAAAAAACAAAAAAATAAATAACTATTTTGGAAAAATAAAAAAAAAAAAGAAGAAAAAAATAATTTATCCGGTTCTGAATGTAAATAATAATAAAATAAAAATAGTTAAAATAAATAATAAAAGAATAGATGATAATACTATAATTAATATTTATACATTTATGAATATTAAATTCTTATCAAAAGAAAATTTAATACAAAATTTATTAGAAAATATATTATTTAATTTTGAATTAGGTATATTTTATAGAGAACTTAGGGAAAAGACAGGATTAATTTATAATATTAAATTATATAATAATATTAATATACGAAATTCAAAAGAATCATATTTTAATATTGTTACAAAATGTAAATTAAAAAATGTACCTATAGTAATACAAAAAATAATACATATTTTAAAAAATTATAAAATTACAGATGAAGAAATAACATATGCAAAAAAAAATTTCATAGCAAATGATGAATATAATAAATTTTATTCTTTAGATAGTTACAACAATTATCAAAATATGTTTTTATTATATAATTTGCCATATAAAAGTAAAAAAGAATTATCTATTGCTGTTCAAAAATTAAAAAATAAAGATATTCGTGAATATTTTGATTTATTTAAAAACAAAATAATTAATACTTGTTTTATATTTTATTATTCTTCAAAAAATATTGATAATAATATAAAAAATGCAATTAGTGATAAAATAATAAAATAACAATTATATAGAAAATGAATACAATATATTTTTACATATATTTAATAGGTCTAATTATAATAACAACTATTTTTATATTATCAAGATGTGTTTTTGAATATCATGATTTAGACATGTTTTTTTATCCTAATCATAATAATAATATTTTTGAAAATTATATATATTTAATATCACATATAGTAGTTAATTTCTTATTAGGTTTATTTTTTGGTTTTGAAATAATAAAAGGTATGGCGTTAAAAATAATATTATTTGAATTAATGTTATTTTTAACTGAAAGATGTGATGTATTTTATGCATCTAATATATCATCTTTTATAATTATAATAATTATATCTATATCATTTTATACTATAGGAAGTTTTGCAAATATAATATTTAAAAAATAAAAATTTTATTTTACTATATAAAATGATTTAATTCTTTTTATTTTATATATATAAAAATAATAACAATAATTTATATAATTAATATAAAAAAATTTATAAATTAACCTATATCATGTTCTAATTTTGCCTTTGAATATTCATACATTACATTTTCTGCATTTGCAATTGGTAAAATATTATCCTTCATACTATAAAATTCTGGTCCTTTTCTGCTTTCGCGATTTATTAAAGTTCGTAGTATATTAAAATCTTCAAGTTCGTATTGTAATTGAAAAGATTTTCCATTTATTTCTGTTAATTGTACAAATAAAGAAGGTAATAATTTATTTTTTCCGTCACGAGAATAAAAACTATTAGGATATTTAAATTCTACATTTATATGTTCGGAATTATTTATTAATTTATAATTTGGTGTATTTTCAAAGGCAATATGTTCATTAGGGAAAGGTAAACCCGAACCTGAATAATTTATCATTTTATCAATAGGATTTGGTGCTATTAGAACCATTTTACTATATTGTATAGGATTTTTAATATATCCAGTTATATTTAATATAAAATTATTTCGTTTTACATTTAAAGATACATATTCATCGTTGAAATTCATCACTTCTATTTAATATATATAGAATTATTTAATATAATTTTATACGTGTACTCTTGTACTTGTACCTAAACCAAATTTATTTACTTCTATTTTTTCACAATATGTAGGATTGCATTTAACTACATATCTTTCAGGATACATAGTGCCGCTTAAATTAGTTGGTCTATTACATGGAGCACAAGGAATTAAATTATTTTGTGCATTTAATTTATTTGTTTCAATTATTTTTTCTGCATTATGTTGTAGATACATTCTACTATCATAACTACTCTTTATCATATTATTTTTATCTAAATCAGTCATTAAATCTGCATTAATAGCACACCGAGGTCTATAATCTGTAAAAGGTCTCCCATCTGACATTTTTAAAGGACACCCAGAATTATTAACACTAGAATTAGCGGAATTAATATTCATATTTTATCGTATCTATACAATTACAATATTTTTTATTTTTGTTTTTTATTATGTTCAAGTAATCGAGATATTAAAATAGCTTTAGTACCTTCGATATTTAGAGATTTTTCTTTACATTCTTCACGTAATTTTTCTACATTCATATTTTTATATTTTTTTGTCATTGTTTTATCAACATCGTTTCCAAAAGTTATATCAGAACTTACAGACATATTATCATTATCTGTGTTATCTATAGAAGATAATATATCAACTGAACATTTATTATCCTTATTTTCAATTATTTTAGAAGAAAATTCAAATGTTTCTATACTATTATCATTATTAACTTCAATTTTTTCTTTAATTATACTTGGAAGAACTTTAGTATTATCATTTATATAATTAGTTATAGATATTGATTCTGATAATTCTTTATTAGGTTCTTCAGAATTTATAATATTAATATAATTAATTATTTCATTATCAATAGTTGGTAAATCAATATTATTTATATTATTTTTTAAATTTTCTATAGGGCATTTTTCTAAATTTTTATTACAATAAGTATTTTTTTCAGTACTATCTTTAAATATTTCATTCATAACAATATCTGCTTTTTCTATATTTTTATTTATAGAATCAATTCTATCTGTTTTTTTTATAGTATCAACACGTTTTTCTAGAATAAAGATATGGCCTTCTATTATTGTAATTTTTCTCCACAAAAACATTATTAAAAATATTAATAATCCAAAAATTGCCATAGTTATATATGTTTGATCAAATAAAAAACCGTACATTTATTTATTAATATCTATACATATTTTGTTTTTCATTTTAATCGCATTGTCTATAATATCCTTTGGAAAATCTTTAATATCTAGTAACTCAATAGCAATACATAAATATGAATGTCCGCGATTTATTTTATATGGAAAATAATATTTATTATCTTTAGGAATAGCATCTACTGATAAATTAATAAATTTTTCTGGATATATTTCTTCTAATTTTATTAATTTATGAAAATGTGTTGTTATTATTAATGTTATTCCAGATAATTTACTTAAATACTCTATAACTGCATATGCTGTTGACATTCCTTCAATTGGTGGCGTTGAATGCATTGGTTCATCCATTAAAAACAATCCCTTATTTTTATTTTTATTAATTTTTAATGCAGTATTAATCATATTTAAACAATATTCTGCTTCTGCTTCAAAATATGATCTATTTCCTAATATATCTGAAACTCTCATAAATGAATTAATAGTATCATAGATAACCATTTTAGATTTTATAGTATTAGTTATACCAATAGTTTGACCTAAAATTACATTAGATAAGATAGTTTTTACATATGTTGTTTTTCCTCCAGCATTAGGACCAGTAACTATTATATTTTTATTTAAATTTATAGGATTTGCAATTTGATTATCATTTAATATAGGATTTTTAGCATTCCAAAATTTTGTTTCATTATCATTATATTTAACTATAGACCAATTATTTTCTAAAAGTAAATTATTTAATGAATTGATAACATCTATGCAATATATGGTTTTTAAAAGAGATGATAATTTTTCTTTTAAAGAATTATCTTTCCATATTTTATAAATAGATGTCATACTATTATTTAATTTAATTTCATCATCATATGTACATACAATATTAAAATATGGTTCTATTATATTTTTTGGTAAATTATTTATTATATTCAATGAATGGTTTACAAAATATACCAAACCTTCCATTTTTGAATGTAGTTTGTTTTTTGTATTATAAAGAAATAGTGCAACTTCATAAGTTTGATACATATTGTATAAATATATTCCGACATAGAATATTATTGAAATAAATTTCATTATATCTGCACGAAAATTACCAGTAGGTTTACATAATATTTTTAACAATTCGATAATAATTTTTATATATGATGAAAAAGTAATATTCATTTTTAGATATTTATTTAAATACATATAAGGTGCTAAAAAAGTACTTAGAGGATATAGTATAGATGTAATAGGAATTAGAAAAATTTTGTATAAATGATACAAATCTAATAAAGATTCAATATAATTAATATAATTTAATATAAATGATGATGGAAATAAAATTTCTATAGAATTATTTTCATTAATTTCTTCTGTTATTTTATAAATCCATAAAATATCATTTTCATAATTTTTTAATATTTCAATATCTACATCATAACTTATTATAGTTTTTTGTCTTTTTTCTAATAATTCTTTATTTTTAATAGGATGTTTAATTAATTTTTCGATTAATAATTTACTACCATCTAATATGGGAAGAGATTTTGCCCAAATATCTATAGTTGTATCTTTATAAACATCTTCAGATATATCTATTTTTTCACCATTAATCATATTTTCAGTTATTAGATTATTTAATATATTCTTTTGTTTTTCCTTATCAAATTCAAATAATTGTTGAAAGTCTTGAATTAATTCTTCGTCCATTATTTATTTATATTATATTAAAAAATGATATAAAATCTCGCACATTATTAATTATAATATGGATTATAAAAATACAGATACTATTGCTATATTTAATAAAGGTATTATTCATATTATTGATAAAGAACCTTATGAAAATATAGGCGATGTATATAGAAGAGGGTGGTTTATAATTAATAATAATCAATCAAATTATTATTCTTTATATTCATTATCTATTATAAATAATAATAAAAATAAAGGAATGGAATATTAATTATATAATATTTATTAAAATATATTAATTATTCAAAAAATTCTTTACTTCCACCACCTCTCATTGATTTTTTATTTACATAAGGTGTATTTTTACGAGGCGCTGTTTTAGGTTTCGTTGCCGTTTTAGGTTTTGCTGCCGTTTTAGGTTTTGGTGCCGTTTTAGGTTTAGGTGCCGTTTTAGGTTTCGGGGCCGTTTTAGGTTTCGGTGCTGTTTTAGGTTTAGGTGCCGTTTTAGGTTTCGGTGCTGTTTTAGGTTTAGGTGCCGTTTTAGGTTTCGGTGCCGTTTTAGGTTTCGGTGCTGTTTTAGGTTTAGGTGCCGTTTTAGGTTTCGGTGCTTCTTTAGGCAATGCTTTAGGTTTCGATGCCGTTTTAGGTTTTGGTGAAGTTTTAGGTTTAGGTGCTTCTTTAGGTTTTGCTGCTTTAGGTTTAGGAGCTGCTTTAGGTTTTGCTACTTTAGGTTTAGGTGCTTCTTTAGGTTTCGGTGCTTCTTTAGGCACTGCTTTAGGTTTAGGTGCCGTTTTAGGTTTTGTTGCTTTAGGTTTTGCTTCTTTAGGTTTAGGTGCTATTTTAGGAGCAACTTTGGTTTCTACAATTTTTGGAATTCTTTGAAGCACAATATATTTTTTTTTAAGTAATACAATACTCGGAGTATCGTTATTTTGGTTTATATTATTAGTAAATTTTCTATTTTGTATTAAATTATTATGATTATCTTGCATTTTTCGCATAGTAACTATTTGTGTTGATAAATTTAATATTTTTTCAATTAAAGGTTTTAAGTTTTTACAAACTTCTTCTTTATTTTTCTTCATTAATTCTTTTATCTATAATATATAAATATTTTTATAATATTTAATGTTATATTAAATATTTAAATACTATACATACTGCAATAATAGTGGTGATAAAATTTAAAAATATTATAAATATTATAAAAGGTATTAAATAATATAATACATATAAAAGAATGGGTTTAACTATTTCATAACGTATATTTGATTTCAATATTTCATCTTTAATGAAATCAATAATTATATTAATAATATTATTCTCATAATCTTCTTTATCAATATTATCAATAATCTCAATATTATCTACATTATCATCTTTACTATTCATTCTTATTTTTCTTTAAAGAAATAAAGATAAATATTATAAACTTATATAATTTATTTAACTAGTGCATATATTTAAACTCAATAATAATAATTTATTATATTATAAAATGTTGCAAGATCCTATTAAAAAAGATAATAAACTTATATGCATTTATAAAAATCCTCCTAATAAAATTCTTGTTGATATTAAGATAAAATCTATCAACAAAATGTCTAATAATACAGGTTATTATTTAAATATATATATATCACCATATAATAATTATGATATAATAAATGAATTTATAAATTTTGATAAGGAAATTATAGCATCTATTCAAGAAAATTCATTAAAATGGTTTAATAAAAATTTTGATATTAGTGAGATTACTGAATTGTATAATAAATCATTTTGTAATCAAACAAAAACAATTGGTATAATTTTATCAAATAAACAGATAAAAAATATGATATATAATAATAAAAAAATAATAGATATAGAAGAAATTATAAATTTATTGAGTTCTAGTATTAGTAAGAAATATTTAATTAATATTACTATTGAATATTACGGATTATATATATATAGTGAAACTACTTCAAATAAATGGATTATAAAAAGTATTGATATTACTAATATAGATGATGAAGAAAGTATTATAAGTGTTGAAGAATTAATTGATAATTATATAGAACGAATTAATAATATAAAAATTAAAAGTAAAAATAAATTAATATGTTTGAATAATACCATAGAAAATATAAATAAAAACATAATAGATATTGATAATATTATGAATTTATTAAATGATAACGACAATACCAGTAAGATGTTTATTAATAATAATTTAATTAAATTAAATGAATTAATATTAAAACAAGAAGTATTTCTTAAAAATTCCAATTAATTTATTTGAATATATAAATATATATTTTATTTTAAATATAATCTAATGTAAATAATAGATAGATATATAGTATAAATAATATGGGCACTAATAAAAACGTTGTTGTATCTTTTTCAATAGCAATTTTATTGCTTCTTTCACTATTATTATTATTGACATATAATTCAAAATGTAATAATTCTCAAAATAATAAAATGATGACTAATGGCGGGTATAATGTTCAAGAATATTCAAATGGACCTGAACCTTTTTATATTGAAAAGTTCGCAAATGATGCACAAAGAGAACCCGCAACTATGACAAACGAGGTATCTAATAATTGGACACCTCAATTAAATAGTAATAACTTTGGAAATGTCAATAATCAACCTACCGGACCTATTAATCCCAATGGTTCTACAAATGGCGATTCAACTTTTAAAAATGTAAATGTATCTAGTTCTGATGATAGTGTTGGTAATTATTCTTCTTATAGTGCTAATAACGACCAATCTATTAACTCTTGCTTTCCTAGAGATAGATTAACCGCTGATGATTTACTTCCAAAAGATGCTGCAAATAGTAAATGGGCAAGAATAAACCCAAGTGGTGGAGGTAATATTGGAGATCAAAATTATTTAACAGCGGGTTATCATGTAGGAGTTAATACTGTCGGTCAATCTTTGCGAAATGCTAATTTACAACTTCGTTCTGAAATACCAAATCCTCAAAATGCTGTTGGACCATGGATGATAAGTACTATCGAACCCGATTTAAGACAAAATGTATTAGAAATAGGTAGTTCTTCAGTTTATAATTAAATATTTAATATTAAATATTCTTAATTTTTATAAATATATAAAAACATATAATTTATATATAAAAAAATTTAAATCATATTATGTTTTGCTTTTAATCGCTATAATTATTGCACTATTTTATTTATTTATCTATTTAAGATAATTAAGAAAAATGAATGGGATATAATGCTATATCTAATAACCAGTCTGAAATGATTTTAGTCAGATTACAACTTTAACAGATTAGATAATATGTCCAAAACTTAATTAAAAATAAGAAATTATAAAATTTATCAAACGATGATTATAAATGCTAAAATAATTTATATATAAATTACATAAGGAATATAATATATGAAGATTTAAATGTGTGATTTAGGACAAAATCTACTTTTAAAATCTTTGACAGATTTTTATAATAAAAACGTTGAATATAAACTTATTTTAAAAAATATAATAAATGGAAAACATAAATTATCATTAAGAATTATAGAATGGTTAGTAACTCATTATGCTAAAAGTAATAATATATATTATTGGATAGATGATAATAAAATTATTTATAAGGATTTTCCAATAGATAATGTTAAAGGCAATATAAGAAAAATAAATCTATATCAAGACTATAGAGCACAATTAAAATCATATTCTAAATTTAATTTTGATTCTTTTAGAAGACATCATCGTATTACTTTTTTTATTAGTGAAGATAAAACAGAATATATAGAAACAACTGTAGGACAATTAAATTTTTTTCGTTGGATTTTTAATAATAATATTATTAATTATGCAATTAATAATTATGATATTATATATAAAAAAATGATAGAGAATAATATATGTAAATGCAAAGTTGTTTATAATGACCACGATATAATAAAAACAAGATGTTTATTAACATTTGACTAATTTATTTATTTTCTAATAATTCTATTCTATTTAAAAGTTCATTAATTTTTTGTATTAATATATTTGAAGTGCTCAATATAAAATTTGAAGTAGTTTCCATAATATTATTACCATTTATATTATAAGTACCATCTAATATATTAATACTACCATTAACTTTTAATTTATAAACTTCCGTCGGTGGAGATGTATCTATACCCACCGAATTATATTGTGTATTTATTTGAATTTGCGTAGATTGCAATGGTGCAATATATGAAACACCCTTGTTCCATATTTCAGTAGCAGTCCAACTTGAAGAAGGTCTTGGATAATTATTATCTAATGTATATGCTGATTTATTTAAATATAATAATCCATTACTTAATTCTCCAATTCTATTTTTCCAATATGCAGTATAATATACTATATCTGTTGTATTTGGTGTATCTTGGTAAGAACCTGTAACATTTGTTATAAAATGTGAATAAGTACTAGAATCTGCACCAAGATTATGGGAAATCCAACAACTAGTTCCATAATCATTATTATCAATTATACCATTAGCATTTGATAAATGTGTCCACACCCCATTTCCAATCTTTCTATATAATCTTAAACCCCACCATCTTGAATCTGTTTCATATTCTATGCCAATATGACATATTGTTGATATTAATATTTTAGAAGTAACATCTGATGGTTTTATAGCAATTACAAATCCATTATTAATATCATTATTAATTGGTTCCCAATCATTTCCATTTTTAATTTCTGTTTTTGAATATGTTAAATGTTTAGTTTGTATTATCATTCCTTGTGAAAATTCCAATGAAAGAGGAAATCCGTTGCGTGTAAATGATGACGCATTAATATTACCATAAACATCTAATGTATTTTCAGGCGAAGAGTTATTTATACCAATTTTTCCATTATTTTTAATAGTAAAAATTTCTACATTAATATTTGATACAGATAATATATCATTTCCTATAGATTGTTTAATAGTTAATGCTTTTTCTAATGTATTATTTTCTATTATTACATTTTTGGCTTTTAATTCTGAATTTATTATTGTATTAATACCATTAACATATAAATTTGAATAAATATTCACATTACCATTAATTTCTAATTTTTCTAATGGATTTTTTTTTCCAATTCCTATATTTCCATTTCCTAATATAGTAAATACATTATCAATATTATTATATACATTAAATATATCATAATTTGAATTTATTTGTGTAAGTTTTAATGTAGTATCAATACCATTATTATATATATTTATAACTTCTGTATTAAATATATTGTTTATTAATTTAGTTTTTTCTCCGTATATATTTATATTTGATGTAATTACATCTCCGATTATTTCAATATTTCCATTATATTTTCCAGATACTATAAATTTATTTATATTACCCTCTTCAATATTATCTGATGTAAGATTATTTATACGATATGATATTAGATTACTTGTTGATAATATATATGTTGTTGTATCTACAAACTTATTATCATAGTCTGTAATTAGATAATTACTAGTCGCTAGTATATACTTAGTAGTATCTGAAAACTTATTATCGTAGTCAGTATTCAAATAATTACTAGTCGCTAGTATATACTTAGTAGTATCTGAAAACTTATTATCGTAGTCAGTATTCAAATAATTACTAGTAGTTAGTATATACTTAGTAGTATCTATAAACTTATTATCATAGTCTGCATTTAGATAATTGCTAGTTGATATTATATATGTTGTTGTATCTATAAACTTATTATCATAGTCAGTATTTAGATAATTGCTAGTTGATAGTACATAATTAGAAGTTTCTGTTATTATATCGCGATTATTGATAGTAAATTTGAAATCTTCATTTAATCCTGATACTATATTAACATTCCCTTTTACTTCTAAAAAATTATTTCCAGATGGTATTATTCCTCCTATGCCAACATTTCCACCACTTAATATAGTAAATACTTCAGAAGAACTATTAGATGCATTAAAAATACTATAAGAAGAATTTAATTGTTTAACATTAAGAGCACTTCCTAAACCCTTATTTTCAACTTCTAATTGTTCAGTAGTATAGATGTCAGTATAAAGAATAGTCTTCTCGCCATATATTATTAAATTTGAAGCAGTTAAATCACCAATAATTTCTAAGTCATATTGATATTTATTATTAATTATAAATTTATTAATAGTTCCGTCTGCAATATTATCAGCACTTAGATTTTTAATTCTATTTGAAATTATATTGCTAGTTGCTAATATGTATTTTGTAGTATCTACAAACTTATTATCATAGTCTGTATTCAAATAATTGCTAGTTGCTAATATGTATTTTGTAGTATCTGCAAACTTATTATCATAGTCAGTATTCAAATAATTACTAGTCGCTAGTATATATTCTGTAGTATCTATAAACTTATTATCGTAGTCGGTATTTAGATAATTACTAGTCGCTAGTATATATGTTGTTGTATCTGCAAACTTATTATCATAATCAGTATTCAAATAATTGCTAGTCGCTAGTATATATGTTGTTGTATCTGCAAACTTATTATCATAATCTGTATTTAAATAATTGCTGGTTACTAATATATACTTAATAGTATCTGCAAACTTATTATCGTAGTCAGTATTTAGATAATTACTAGTTGC